ACAACGGCGGAATAGCGTATGACCGTAATCGCTAAACTGCAAAAAAGGCCCGACTACGCCTCGCGATGGAGCACCACGAAGAGGCGCTGATTACAGCCCAACCGCCCGAAAGTCCGTTCAACCAAGCCGTCCCAGCGCTATTGACTGCTGCAGTCATCGGCCTAGGCGGCCTTTTTATGCAAGTCGCCAAGCTGGATCAATCCGTCAGCACCGTGGCTTCCGATATCCAAGAACTAAAAAACGACAGCAAGGAAAGACTTAGCGACCTTGAGGCTAGGGTGAGGCAGATCGAGATGACTGTCGGCAGGACTAAATAACGCCGTACACTGAAGGCATCCGCTGTTTAGCCATGGATCCCACCACTGCTGCTGCAATCGCCATTATTGTGGCTGCCGGCTCTGAAATCATCACTCTGCTGCCGATTAAAGAAAACAGCTGGGTGCAACTGATTCTGAAAGCACTGAAGGTTGTTTTCCCAAAGCGCTGAAGGCTGACACGGTATGGCTAGCGCGGTTTGGCAATAAAGACTGGCGGCATCATCTGCACCGCTGGGCTCAAGACAATAAGTTTGAGAAAACGCTTAAACCGCGCCTAGACCGTGAAGAGCAGCGATGGCATGAAGCGCAACCAACAGAACCTAAACCTGTTGTTGTCCATCACGAAATTGACGATACGCTGCAGACTGGTGACAGCCGCCTTTTAGGTGGTGCCATGAGTATTCACGCCCCTTGGTCTGATGCCGAGCAACAAAATCCGCCTGATTGACCTATTTCGGTTTTACAAGGCACTGCCGCATCAGATGGCAAGTATTGGCGAATTACAAGAGGCGATTAATAAGGTCAACCCGCATATTCTTGGCCGTGATCAGGAGTGGTTTAAGACTTGGAGCCAAGCAGGTAAGCAAGACGAGAATGATCTGCAGCCTGCACTTGATCTGATCAAAAAATGGGAAGGGTTGCGACTTGAGGGCTACATCTGTCCTGCTGGTGTGCCGACTATTGGTTATGGCCATACAGGGCCGACGGTCAAAGAAGGCATGAAGATCACCGAGGCCGACGCTGAAGCCCTGTTGTTATCTGATGTTGAACGTTTTGCGCGTGCTGTTGATTCGCAAATTCGTGTGCCGCTGTCGAACAATCAGCGCTGTGCGTTAATCAGTTTCACCTTCAATGTCGGAACTGGCGCATTAATGGAAAGCACGCTGCGTAAACGTTTGAACAATGGCGAGAATGCGCAGAAGGTGGCAATGGAAGAGCTGCCTAGATGGAATAAAGGTGGAGGGAACGTACTTGAAGGTCTAGTGCGTCGTCGCCGTGATGAACTTGATCTATTTTTGGCAGGGACCAAATCATTGACCACAGATGTGAAATTTACGCCGGATAAGTCTTTTGATTTTTGTGTAACGCCTAATATCAAATATGGCGAGCTGGCGTTAAACGAAGAGGCCAGAAGATTTAACAAGCAATATCAGTGCGACACGGCGTTGATGCTTTGCCAGTTTGCTGAACGTGCGCGTACCGCATTTGGCGGCAAGCCTGTGATTATTACAAGCGGTTACCGTCCCGCCAAGATCAATGCTGCAGTAGGCGGTTCAGCGCGGTCGGAGCATTTGTACGACGCACCTGATACGGGCGCGATTGACTTTTACCTTGACGGTGTGAACACTTATGAACTGCAGCGATGGGCTGATGTGCATTGGCCGTATTCGCTTGGCTATGGCGCAGCTAAAGGTTTTATCCATGTCGGCATCAGGCCAGGCCGTCCTAAGGTGCGCTGGGATTACTGATTTTTGATGCTGCTGCCTGACTCGGAGATTCGTGCATTGTGCCAAGAGCACGCACTAATTCATCCGTTTGATCCTGAGCGTTTGAACCCAGCCAGCTACGACGTGGCGCTTGGTGACAACATCATGATCGAAGTGGCCGAAACGCCAGATCTGATTCGCCACAGCATTGCCGGTCATAGCAAGGCAGATCCTTACTGGCTGCATCCCGGTGAATTCATCCTTGCCGAAACGCAAGAGATTTTTAACTTGCCCGACGACCCTGCGATTGCGGCGCAATTTGTATTGAAATCAAGCCGAGCGCGTTCTGGTATTCAGCATATGTTGGCGGGTTTCTGTGATCCAGGCTGGCATGGCAGCAAGTTGACGCTTGAGTTGAAGAACGTGCGACAGAAGCACAAAGTCCCGATTTGGCCTGGCTTGTTGATTGGTCAAATGGTCTTCATGCCACTTGCCGAAAATCCTGAGCGTTCATACGCCGAGCTGGGTCATTACAACAACCATGGCACCGTGATGCCATCTTGGGAAACGCTTAAGGCTTCGGTCACCATTACTCCCTAGTATTTGATCGGAGCCGAGGGACTACCGCCTAGCTGAGCACTGGGCGGTTTTTTATTGCCTAATGATCTGGCCCTTGTTCGTGCCGTAATTCATTGGGCAAATTAGGGCTTTGAAGGAAGTGCACTGAAAATTCATCGTATCCGCGCTGATACGCCCATAACTGAACAGCGCCTATGGATCGAAAGGGGCCGACGCGGGTTTTATCTGGAAGCTTGATGTAATAGTTCATATCGGTTGTCTTGGCTACCGTTTGTAGAAATCAGTGGCTACCGCATGGTTGAGCACATTGATGGCACCGAGTTGGTGCGTAAACGTGATGCAAAGCGACGATTCCGCGATCAGATCTTGCTTCACTTTAATTATCACTGTGCTTATTGTTTTGAACCATTGGGTAGATCGCCAACACTTGATCACGTAATTCCAAAGGTCAGAGGCGGCACCAGCGAAATGAATAACCTTGTTGCCTGCTGCTTTGGTTGCAATATGTCGAAAGGACACAAGCAATGGCAGATTTGGTACAGGAGCTTGCCGTTCTGGTCTGAAATTGGTGAGGCAAGGATTATGGATTGGATACAACGGGAATAAAAAGCGGCTTGCGCCGCAGGTGATTAAGTTGCTGTCATTTGGTGAGCGTAGACCTGAGCTTGCCAGAGATCACTGGAATATCGGCAAACACCTTTGTAGCAGGTGCGGTAAAACAACTCACCACCACCAACGGGCTCAAGCGTTTCAATTTTGCTGCCGTCGTCAAATTCAGTTGTACTAATCACTGTCGGTTCCATCGTCGTACAGGTGGCATTGTGCTGCAAACTTACCGTAGGCACTCTGCTTGGCTTCGGGGAATTCAAATTCGCACCCGTTGCCGCCGTTGTTGACGCGCAGCACAGACCAGTGATAGCAATCCCAGCAGGTTAGGTGGCTTGGTGTTGGTGGATCGAGCTGGTCGTAATTTTCGCCCTTTTTGATGCTTTGGTAAATATTATTTGCCCGAACAAAGGCGGTTTTGAGGTGTGTCGTTTGAAGATCAATGATCACCACATTGCCGCCCTGTTTGGGCAGTTTGACTTTGGCGCGCCAATTTTCAACGAGCGTTCGCCGTTCTAAAACAACTCTGCCGTTGAATAAATTGATCACGTCACTCGCCTTCGCCGTAGGAAGGAAGGTGAAACAACCGCTCTAGGTTGAAGTGATCAGGCGGCATTTCGTCATCTTGTGGCACTTCAATGCACGGGTCGTTGAGATCACGCACGATGAAGGCCACAGGTGTATGCCGCAACCTGACTGAAACGGTGCCGACGCGCTTGCTACGAGCAAGAACATTGAAGCACCAATTCTCAAACCAGTTAAGAAACGGGACTTTAACGGCCATGTTCAGGATTGAGGCAGTAGATGACTGGTTAAAACGGTGATAGCAGTATCAGCGTACCGGTTAGCCAGCTCACTGTCAGTAACACCAAAAGCACGGATGAGATCAGCGCGCAAAACGCTGTAATCCAAGTCACGAACATTGGCGGCAACGTCATAGGCAAAGCGCTCCCAGATGCCGGTGTAAAGGTGATCGGCTTGATAGTGGTCGTACAGCGTTTCCATGAAATCGGCACGACGTTGATCGAGTTCAACACGAGTCAGCATGATTTTTGGCAATGGCAAGGGCTTCGGAACGTGTGTTGCAGAGTGGGCCACGCCATACAGCGGTGCCATCCCAACACCATGGTTCAAAGGCTGAGCAGACACCGTAACCGACCCAATCAGCGCCATAGCAGTAATGACGCGGACTGTCGTATCGGTTAGCTGTTGCCTTGATCTGCGCCATCAACCATCGGGCAATTAGCCATTTGATAGCGGATGAACGGTTGCAATGCGGCGTACATGCGGGCCTGGTGGTCAATGGTTAATTCATTGAAACGAGGCGCCCAGTATTCCTGCAGGCATTGATCAAGGATGGTCTTGATTTCGCTTAAAGAGCTGGCAGGCGGCGGCAAATTCGGGTTCATCTATGGCCTCAGGAAAGCCAAAGGAGCATTCGCCGTGAACGTATTCGGCGCAATTCCTGCAATCAACAAAGGCGGCGGGGTAATCCTTTCTGACATTGTTGACCAAGCGAACAGGTATGCGGGGAATTTCAGGCGCAATGTCAGTCCATGTCTTGCCGTTTCTGATTAGTGAAATGGCTTGCCGTGATACGCCAAAGCGTTGACCAAGCGCCTGATTGCTTTCGGTTGATTCAAGAATGAACAGAACATCTTGAGCTGTAAGTTTGACGCATTTGGTGCGTGCCATTAAATGTTTGGCAGTTTTACAGCGCGATGTGTTTCAGGTGTCAACCATTGCAGGTGACGGTAATACTGACCCCATGTTTCATGGGCGAGCTGTTTAGCTTCGGTGAAGCCACAGGCAACCACCCAGTCGTAGACATTGAGGGCTGGGATTGTGAAATAGAAACGGCGGGGTTGAGGTTGAAGCATGATCAACGAGTTTCGATGGGTCGTTTGGAAAGGTAAATTTGTGAGACTTGATATTTGGCGCCTGTAGAGAAGCGCTCAACGATGTAGGTAGGCCATGAGCAGCCTTCGGCTTTGGCGATGATTGTTGCCTCTTCCTGAGGCCAGCCACGGACGTAGCAGGGCATTCCGGGATGGAAGCGCCATAGTTCACGCTCAACTCTGACGCCACGTGCATTGGCTGACATCTTGTAGATCTTTTGGCCTGTTGGGATAACAGGCGCGACCATGCCTGAACACTGAGCGGAAAGTGCGACGAGGCTCATTTGTGGTGAATTTGCGTAGAGGATTGAGTGCCGCTGTGATGTGCGGTTTGCATGGTTAGACCATCGTGAAAGATGGCAGCAAAGATGGCGACCGGAATCAGGAATTGCAGGACGCCGTAGAGGCTGAGTTTCATGGTGTGGTGTGGGTTGTCGGTTGGCCGGGTCGCCCCGGTTGCGTAGATGGTAGCGGCTATTTCAGCGGAGTAAACCCCTAAATCAAGGGTGTCGCAATTTGTGATGTTGACGCCCTGCCTAGCGTGAATGTGCTACCAGCCTTTGCTATGGACAACGAAGCATGGGATTGGATGATTCCTAAAACAGACACCTCATCCGCATTCAACATTGAAAAAGAGGCCAGACGATTGGAGAACACCCCCAACGCCGGCCCCATTGCCGCTCAGTTGTACCGCGCTTGGAATATGCAGCAGACATTGCTGCAGCAAGCAACCAACCGTATTGCAGCCCTAGAACTACAACTGATGGATCGCCATCAAGCGGATGCTTGAACGTTCTTCCAGGTCTTGCCGTATTTGATCAGATTCACGGTTGTGACATGCACGCCGTAATCTTCTGCGATGATTCGCGCTGATTCATTGCCTGTAGCAAGACGGGCTTTGATTTCAGCCACCTTTTGTTCGTTCAATGCACCACGCTTGCGCTTGGCCTTGCGGCGCTTACCAACAATCGATGGCGTTTCAACTGATTCGGTCACAGCTTTGGGTTGAGCAGCACCGCCAGCCTTGATGACCTGCGCGCTCTCAAGCAAACGCTGAATTTGACCAATGCGGTTGTTTAGCTCAACAACCTGGGAATCGGTGAGGATAATCATTGTGGGTTGCATCAGAAAGAAGATTCAGAGGATTCAGGCTTGAGCGGGCTAAAGGAACCTTTGTTGCCCCATTTACCGCCCCAGAGCGAAAAACCGGTTTGCTCGGTGTATTCGTCTTTGCCGGTGTAGATGCGAATGGTTTGGCCTTTGGCTTCAGCCTGTTCAGCCATGCTCATCAGATAGCTGGCCGCGGCCATTGCCTGCTCAGAGGTGAAATCAACAATGATCTGTTCCTCTGGGGCCTTGTCGTTTTTACGGTTGCGATTTTCCTGAATGCGGAATTTGGCGCTAAACGCAATGTCAGCCATGCGTGGAAAGGAAAGTGGTGAGAATGTGTCGCAGGGCTTGATTGATGTTCTGCCCTGATTTGGTGCAGTAAGCCCTTAATTGGCGGTGGAGATCCGCCGGAAGCTTGGCCGCCACAATAAAGCGGTTTTTCTTCCGGTTAATTTCCTCTTGAGTTTTGGGCCGTCGCCCGGTCATGCAGGATTGTCGGCGATGTACTTGTCGATAAATTCCTTGTGTTCAGGGAATTGAATGCGATCGGCAATGCGCGGCGCCATGATCTTGTATTGCTTTTTGAATGCAGCAATCAGTTCATCGCGCTTGGCATAAGCCTTGACTGCGGCCTTGACTTCCTCAATCTGATCTTCGTTTAGAAAAACGATTTTGGCGTCAGGCTTGGTCTTGCCTTTGGGTTCGGCTTTGGGCTGAGTGTCCCGCACTTGGGACGGTTCGGCTTTAGGCGTGTCCTGTTGCAGGGCAGGCTTGGTGTCACGGTGCGGGTTTTCTACCGGTTCCCGCGCCCAGAGCTGCCAACCCAAACCAAACTGAGCAGCAGCAGCGGTACAAAGGCAACGGCGGTGCGCGTCGGTGAGATCACGCGCTGTGACCTTTTCAAACGCAATCGCGTTGTTGCGGTTGTCCATAACCGCCTGAGGGAAGTACGGCGTGTCGTTGCCGTTGACGTGCTCAAAGCACCCGACCACATAAGCGGTTCCGTCGGGAGATTTCCAGACGTGGCCGGTTTCAGGATGCGACTTAATAGCAAACTGCCAGCCAGGCGCATGGTCGTGCAAGAGATGGGAGACGCGACACCAGTTGATGTAATCGGCAGCGTAAGAGCCAGTGCCTTTGGTTGATACATCAGCCTGCGTGATCACATCCCCAAGATTGGGGTAATCGGTCATAAGCGTGCGGGTGTGTGGAGATCGGTGAGGACGGGCTTCGGCCCTATGCAGAGTATACCCCTAAAAACAAGCAGTGTCTACACCTGTTCAAAATGCAACCCGTTAGCGCGGTGTCCTACATGGATGGCCCTTGATAGCGTCTGCCGTGTCACGTAAATATCCCGCGCTGCTGCGCCCAAGCTTGGATAGATCTTGCCGGTTTCAATGCACCGCACGCGAATCGATTCGTACAGCGGCGAATGCCGCTTAGGGTACTTCCGCAAAATTTCTCTAGCAAGATCCACATCTTCTAAAACCACCTGCAAACCAACCTCATTAACGCCACCAAGACACTCAGGATGATTACGGGCAAACTTCAAAAACTCAGCGCGGCTGACGTAATTAAATGCCTTGCGTTTCCCGTCATGTTGATATGCCTGCAGCGGGTTCTCTTTTAAGCGCTTCCAACCGGCAACGGTGTATCTCGACAAGCCCAACATTTCGCTAAGACGATTAAAGGTATAGAAATCAATTTCAGTGCGGGTTGAGTAACCCATCCGCCTGAGCTTGTGATCGATTGCTTCTTTCGTTCGATCATTGTGGCCATTCATCCGTGCCCATACCCTGTAGCCACGAACAATCCGATGAAACGGTGTGGCCATGGCGTGCTCGGTCAAGAAATCGATCTCCGCCTGCGTCCACGTAACACCGCTCACACGATTTGTCACACTGCATTTTTGGCTGCAGGTTTTCCTTGCTGACGGGCGGCCATTGCGCATAACCTTCACGTCAAATTTCTGCTTGCAGACCTTGCAGGTGCGTGAATACTTGGATCCTTTCACAGTTGATTGATGGTGATCAGTGCGCCTGGTAGTTCGCCTTCGCCGGCGTATTGCTTACTGCAGATCAAATTGACAACCTGGGAATCGTCTTTGATCAAGACGCCCGTAATGCCATCAAGCGTTGACCGGCACAGCTTATCGAGATCTGGTTTGGTGCTTTTGTAAAACGGCGCCTTCGGCTTGACTTCGCCCTTGCTGTTGTAATGCGCCTTGGGACGACCAAACAAAAAGGTGACCAACACTGTTACAGGGCCATCAGTTAATGGTTCGCCCGTTTCAAGTGCCGCTTGGCTCACAGCAAAACGCCATGGCTTGACCTTCTTTGATGCTTCCACCATTCGACCATTGCCAACGTGGCGCTTACTGCCTTGTGGCGCCGGCTCAATGCCCTGAACAGCAAACTTCATTTCGTATGCGTCAGACAACGATTCAAGTGCTCAACTGGCGTGCTCAACTTAATTCCGTTCACGTCGGGACGCTTGGCCAGCAGCCAGAACAGCAACCGCGTTTGCCAGGTCAGGTTATAGGGGTTGGCCATGAGAGCGAATCAAGCAGTTTTCAAGATGGATCTTTTCGCGTGCTGACTTGTAATACAAGCTGCGTGCCTCTTCTTTGGGGTCAACCGTCAGCAGGTAGCTAACCAGTTCAGCCACGGCGTCCGTGTATTGCTCTGGATCCCATAGGTCGTATTTGGCAAGGATCGCCTCAATGCGGTCATCTATGGGAGAGCCAGCCATCAGAACTCTGCCTTTGGCAGCGTCACTCTCCAGTATTCTGTTTCGCGCTTTGTGGCAACGCCTTCAAACTGCTCAAGCTGCTGCAGCTCCTTGACCGCATTGCTGTATTGCCAACTGGTCTTGGTGCAGCGGGATACCTTGATGCCGTGAGCCTTGAGGTTGCCGTCGTCGTCTTTGATGTCGTCTAGATCGCCTGCGGTATACATCAGAGCGAGATCATCCATAAGACGATCAAGGATTTCTTGATGCCGGGCAATTTCTTGCTTGGTGCTGGCGATGACGCCGAGCAGGGTGTCAGGGTTGGTCATGGCAGAACAAAAGAAAAGCCCCCGAAGGGGCCGGTGATCAGAACAGAAGGCCGAGGCAGAAGCTGACGGCTGCGATCCACAGCGCTGCTGTGATCTGTTCACGTGATTCGTTCACCTGCTTCTCAAGCGTGGTGGTGGTGCCGGCCTGTTCGGTGATCAGCTCTAGGAGCTGCGCCTTGGTGGCACGGTTGAGGTTGGTCATGGTTCTTGTGCGTGGTTGAGGCATCGCTGCCTACAGGGAGTATACCCCTAACTGCACAGCACGTCAATCCTGTAGACCAACCCACGCCAGAAGCACCATCACGCCAAGCAAGTTGACGCAGATCAATGCCATTACTGGCCAAACAGGATCAGTCATCAAAACTCCGGTTGATTCAGCATCAAAAACGCATCCCTAGCGCCCTGCCACTCAATCACCGCTGCATCCACATCAACCTTCTGCAGTGTTGTGCCGCCAGGCCGTGACCACAGCACACCAGCCTTCTGTACATACAGCTTTGGCCAGTGCAGGCTCAACATCCCCAAGTACCCGCCAAGCTGCGGGCTCACGTCATACGGGCTGGCATCAGCCTTGCCTTGCGTCTTCAAATCAACCAACACCAGTTGCTGATGATCGTCTTTACGGCGCAGCAGGCAGTCAAAACTCCCGGCAATCTGCCGTTCAACATCCGCCAGCCTGTATTCACATGCAATGGCCTCATAGGTCTTCCATACGGAATGCTCCAGTAACGGTTCAACCCATTCGGCATATTCCTCTGGCCATTCGCCCGGATCACCAGTCGTCAAAAAATTCTCCAGCGCCTTGTGTACCGCCTTCCCGCGGGGTTCCCAGATGTGCTTCGTCTCCATGATGCGCTTCATCGCCCACGCATCCTTCGTGCCCTTGCAGACTTGCGTCACGGAATGATTCAGCCACTGCCCCGTCGGTTCCCAGCAGTAGCGGTGTGCTTCCTCGTTGAACAGGATCGGGAGTGGCTGTAGCCACTTGGAAGTCTCTGGGGCTGACGACTTCGACGCGCTCTGTTGCTGTGGGCTCATCTCTGAGAAGGTTGCGGTAAGGACGGGGTGTGAAGCCAGGAATGCGCTTGGCGTCTTCCATTGTGATGACCCAGCCCCGTGATGGCACGTCTAGATCCTGCAGCGTCCAATGCCCTGCAGCAATGCCACGGCGCAGCAGCGTGATGACCTCTGCGGTATCAAATGCTTTTTTCATTTCGATTCATTTGTTCGTGCAAAATCCGCCTAATTACTGCCGCGCTTGATTCGCAAGGTAACCGTTGCTTTTCAAGCCAGTCACGCATTTCTGCGGGTAGCACAACATTCAGGCGAGGAAGCTTTGAGGGCATGTCAAACCAAAGAAAGTTGCTGATGATGGGCGTGCGTTTTGGCTCCCGCAGGCGCGGAAAGAATAGAAATTGCCATAAAAGAATCTCGACGCCATGGAGTGTTACCTAAAATAATATAGGGATCTTTGAAGTTATTTATAGCGACAAATGGATCTACACCCTTTCTGATTGCCTCAAATAAATCCCACTGGACCAACTGCTTGTCAAATCTGTTTTTGAATTGAGAACTTCTGCCGGTTACATAGATTTTGTAGTCTGGAAAAAACAGGCCTTTTTCAAGCATTATTTGTCGATACTCCTGCTCCCTTTCGGTCAAGGGTTTTTGTCTAAAACGCAAAGAGCCGCGCTCAGGAATTAGTAAACCTATCGACTGCTTGAGTTCATTCAACTCTGATTCGTAGCGGTAAAGAGAGAGGATTTTTCTATGAACGGCAATCCGCTCTTGATGCCTAAGTTGACCATCAATGCTTACTAACTTTCCAAACTCAAAACTTTCTGAGCGCGTGTCGTTCGGCGATTTCTCCCCCACAAATGAAAACTGATGCCATCTTCTGACACCTGTTTCTCTGCCGGGCTGGAAAGGTAGGCACACACGAATAAATGAATCGCTTGGCGGATGAAAGGCAATTGTGCAAATGTGAGCTTTTTTGCGTTTGCCTTCTATAATTCTCGCCTGGGCGATGCAAATGCAATTATCAAAACTCTGCATTGATCTTGCTTGTTAAGTAATCACCGTGGCAACGCTGTGGGTAGCACCAGCAGCCAAGAACTTTCCCTTTTAATTCGTCAAGTCGGTTTTGAAGACTGAATTTGCGTGGAAAGAAGATCTCATAAGAATCGCAGACAGTATCCCTGTCGCCGTCGGCAGGCATTTCAAAAGGATTGCCCCAGTCACTATTGCGATCAATGCGAGCGAATCGTCCGGTGGTCTTTGCCCAATGAATCAAGGCGCGGTCAGTTTCTTGGTGCATATTCGCCACTACCGTTCCGCCGTTTTCAACTATTGAACGCCGATCCAGTTCAGACTCGGACCATTCATATTCAGGCCGAACCTGTTCAACAGCGCGAGTGACAATGGTTTCACTGAGCCTGCCGCCGTTTTCCTCTTTCGCTATTTCTTGAGCCCTGCCAAATGCAGCAACAAGAGTCTCGTCGTCGTTTTTGACGGAAACCAAGGGGCGGAGGTGTGTTTCGGGTAGTTCAGGCGTATTAGGCCCGATCGGGCCTAACTCTTTCAGCTTTGCCTCTACTTGCGCTGCGTTGAGTTGCTTGCGGATGGTTCGCTCGTGCAGCTCAGGGAACTCCTCCATGCAGCAGGCGGTGAAGCTGCGGTAGCCAAGTGCTTTCCAGCCCTTACGGCGGTCTAGGTCGTAAATGCGAGCGCGGACGGTGTTGATGCCTCGCTTGATGTCATCGACTGCCTGGCGAGCCTCCTGCTCGTTCATTTCAGGCGCTGTCGTCAGCGTTGATGTCATGGTTGATTCCATTGCGGTGCCACCGTAGCACCCTTTAGATCTCACGCCACAACCGTTCGCGCTCGCCCTTGTCACGTTCTGCCGGCCCCAGCGGATGAATCACGTATCGGGCAGCTAGCGGGCTCTTGGGGTCATCAGCGCCCACATTCGGGCAGAAGGTCAGGTACAGGCCCTGATCGTCGTACTTCCCTATCGGGTGCCCATAACAGGCATCAGGCGGGGCTGTGCGGGTCGTCGTGACGCTGTAGCTGACCTGCTTGGTCTTGGTGTCGGCCACCTGCCAGACGTATTTGCCCTTGGCCTCTGGTGAATACAGTTTCATGGTGATCAGTCGTTTTCAACCCAGCAGCCCAGGTCGGCGCTCCATTGACGCCCGGCAGCCTGTGCCTTGTGTTCCTCAAGCCATATTTCGTAACGGCCATCACGGATCCAACGGAAGGCGTCAGGCAGCGGCGAACAAAAGTCGCCTGATTTCATCTTGACCTTTTGGTCATTGATGTTCCGTTCAAGCGCAGACAACAAGCGCTCGGCACCATGGCCACCCTTTGCCACCTTCCATTCCTCATACGCCCTTGGCTTGCTCTGATTGCTGGCGCGAGAGGGAGACGACTGATACAGCTTCCACCAATCCTGAAACTCCGGGGCGTAATCAGTACGGTGCCGTTTTTCCACAGGTTTTCTTGCCTGCGGCACAACTAAAGAAGGGTCCTTCCTAGGGGTTCCCTCAGACTCCCTCCCGACACCATCCCCCAAGAAATTAATTAATGAAGAGGAAGAATTTTCAGGAGCAGGACAGCCAACAGCCTGCAAACCTGAATCTTCCGATTCGTCTGAAGGTTCCGGTGATGCAGGCGTAACTTTCACCTGCTCCGTTGAGAGGTTACTTGTGTTTCCCGCACCGACACGGTACGCGGGTAGCTTAGCCTCCCTGTCAACCCCTATTTCGATCAAGAATAGGCAAAACTGAGTCAGGGACAGCGTTCTTGGCTTGTGCCGAAGCACATCCTCGGCCACTTCATCCGGAAGACGTAGATCAATGCGTGTGGGCATCGGTTTTGAAAAGCCAGTCGTAGCAATGGGTTTGGGACGCAGTCCGGCAAATTGCGGAAATCTGCGGCAGATCACGGCAATCACCGGCAAATTCCGGAAATCTCCGGCAAATCGCGGAAATCTGCCGGTAAACCTTAGCCACCTTTTTGGGCCTGGCAAGTGCCCCCCGACACACTCCTAAAAGTCTTCCGATTTGCGTTTTCCACAGCTCACCCGTCTCGTTCGCGTCTCATCCTCGCCATTCTCTTCATTTCGGTTTATCCTTTCCTTACTTACTTTTTCCGCAAACTTGGCACGCTCAACCGCTGCCGAAATTAACTTCCGTGTTGACACGATTTACGGTCTTTTGACCGAAGGGCAATCGCGTGGCCAAATTCAGCAATTTGCCGCTAATCAGTGGAAAAATATTTCGGTGCGCCAAACGGATGAATACATCCAACGTGCTCGCATCCGTCTTGAACAGGACGCCGATATGGCACGCCCTGCTTGGCTCGCTGAAGCCCTAGGTCGCCTTCGTACCTACGAACAGTCCGCTTACAAGCGTGGGCAAACGCAGGTCGCCATCAATTCAATCCAGCTCCAAGCCAAGCTGATCGGCTTTGATCTATGAGCCTGCTGGCCAATGCACCTGGCGGCAACCTGCTGGAACCACCATCGTCACAGCAGACAGGGCCAAGCACCACTGAGGCTTTAGCTCGCATCCGTGGCACCCTGCTGCCGCATCAGCTGGCCTTCTGTGATGACACCGACCACCGCAAGCTGGCTTTGGTTTGCGGGTTTGGTGCTGGCAAGACGCACGGGCTTGTCGCCAAGGCTGTTCATATGGCAGCGCTCAATGTTGGTTACGTCAGCGCATTGTTTGAACCTGTCGCGCCAATGCTGCGTGACATTTTGCAGCGCACGATGGATGACTTATTAGAAGAGTGGCAAATACCTTTTGACTTCCGCGTCAGCCCGCTGCCGGAATACACGCTGCATTTTGCTGAGGGTAGTCACACGATCTTGCTGCGCACGATGGAGACGTGGAATCGCATCCGTGGGCAAAACCTCTGCGCTATTGGTTTTGATGAAGCGGACACTGCCAATAAGCGCGTAGCAGAGCAGGCCACACGTATGGCCCTTGCCCGTCTTCGTGCTGGCAATGTGCAGCAGTTCTACGCCGCCACCACGCCTGAAGGCTATGGCTGGGCGTTTGACACGTTTGACCGCAATGCTGGTGAGGATACGGCATTGATCCGTGCTCGCACCATGGATAATCCGTTTCTGCCCGATGGCTTTGTTGACAGCCTGATGGCGAATTACCCGCCGCAGCTAATTAAGTCGTATCTGGAAGGGCAGTGGGTCAACCTCAACACCGGCCAGGTGTATGACCGCTTCGATCGCAGTAAGCACGTTGTAGCCACCGTCGCTGATTTCAATAACGAACCATTACGCATTGGCGTTGACTTCAACGTTGGCAATATGTCCGCGGTGATTGGTGTACGCAGTGGCAACAGACTGACGATTGTTGATGAAGTCGTTGGCGCCCATGACACCGATTCGTTGGCGCAGGAAATCAAGCGCCGTTATCCGCACCACCGCGTTTACGTCTACCCTGACGCCTCAGGCGGCAATCGCTCCACAAACGCCACCAGAACTGATATTCAGATCTTGGAGTCCTACGGATTCAGTAATCAATCAGGGCGGTCAAATCCTGCCGTTCGTGATCGGGTGGCTGCTGTTCAGGCTTTGCTGGAGAATGGGAAGGGGGAGATCAGGATGAGCGTCGCCCAAGGCTGTAAGCGCTTGATTGAGTGCTTGGAGCTGCAGAGCTGGACGGAGAGGGGTGATCCTGACAAGGAAGCTGGCCATGACCATATGGTTGATGCACTGGGCTACGTGGTCTGGCGTGAATTCAACCCGCTGCAGGCGAACGCGGGTCGTGGCACGGGCATCAGACTGTATTGACAGAGTGGGCACCCATGGGGTATACTCATAGTACGGGAGCGATCCCGCCAGCCACACACATCAACCATGAACACTCAAACGCCTGTTGCAGACAGCCTTCGGGCCGTCATCGCAGCATCCAGAGAGCACGATCGCCGCATCATTGCTCTGCTTGAGCAGCACACGACCACGCTGAACAAAGAACTTCAGCAAATGAAATCGGATCTAAACGAATCCGCGTAGCTCATCAGCCCCTTCGGGGGCTTTTATTTGTGCCGCTACCGTTAAGCCGCAGCATTAACACCATGGCTAAGCACCTCTGGCACGACCTTCAAGGCGCCTTTGATTCCGCCATCGACGCTGACGGTTCCTACGAATTCAACCTCGCCGCGGCCGCCATGCTCACCGCTATCCAGCAATGGCTATACGACGAAGGCTTTGATGATGCCGGTGATTCCCTTGATGAAGAGATCCTTACCGCTGAAAACGAAGGCTGACCCGGCCTAAATTCAACCTGCTGGGTCGGTTCTAACCGTAAGGCTGAACGCCGTGTGTGGCGGTATCGGAGGCCCAGCCATTATTTCCGATTAACCTAGAGCCATAGAATTTGTGCATGACTAGGCGCGAAAAATGACTTACACCGGTTTCAGGGCATACGACCGGAACCTAGCAGCGCGCCAAGCAACGCAAGTGCAGGATCCCAATGCTGCGTGGTCTGCACAGGAAGAGCATTGGATTTTGATTGAAACCCTGCTGCAGGGCACTTACGGCATCCGTAAAAAGCACCGTCGTTATCTGCCGCAGGAACCTCGCGAGCAAGACGACGCTTACGACAACCGTTTGGCACGTTCTGTTCTGGCGCCTTATTACGTCAGGCTGGAACGCATGTTGGCCGGCATGTTGACCCGTAAGCCGGTGCGTCTTGATGATGTAACTGATATAGTCCGCGAACAACTGTTTGATGTTGATCTTCAAGGCAACGATCTAAACATCTTCACGTATGAATTAGCCCGCAAGGTTGTGCGCTACGGCCACGCTGGCGTGCTGGTTGATTTCCCTTCTGGTGATGACGAATACCAAAACATCACCGATGCCGGATCATTGCGTCCATATTGGTGCAGTTATGTGCCGCGGGATATTCTTGGCTGGCGCTTTGAACTGGTCAACGGCGCACAACGTTTGACTCAACTGCGCTTGATGGAGCGTGTTGTCGTTCCCGATGGTGATTACGGTGAAAAGTATGTTGAACAAGTTCGCGTCTTAACCCCAGGCGCATACGAATTGCACCGTCGTGATGATGAAAAATCTGATTTCACCATCGTGGCAGAAGGCACAACAAGCCTTGATTACATTCCATTTGCCGTTGCTTATTCCAATCGCGTTGGCCTGCTTGAATCTCGCCCACCGCTTGAAGATATTGCCGAATTAAACCTCAAGGCCTATCAAATTCAGAGCGATTTAGACAACATGCTGCACATCAGTGCAGTGCCAATGCTGGCGTTCTTTGGCTTCCCGTCGTCTGCCGAAGAAGTCTCCGCTGGCCCTGGTGAAGCAATTGCATTCCCCGCCGAAGGCAAGGCTGAATACATCGAACCCAGCGGGCGCAGTTTTGAGGCTCAATACCGTCGCCTTGAACAGCTTGAAGCTCAAATCAATCAGCTCGGTCTATCCGCTGTGCTTGGGCAAAAGTTGACCGCCGAAACCGCTGAAGCCAAGCGCATTGATCGCAGTCAAGGTGACAGCACCATGATGGTGATCGCCCAGCAGATGCAAGACCTGATTGATAACTGCCTGCAGTTCCACGCTGATTTCCTTGGTCTGCCGCAGGCTGGCAGCAGCTATGTCAATCGCGACTTCCTTGGCGCACGTCTTGAACCCGCTGAAATCACCGCGTTGCTGCAGACTTACACCGCTGGTGTGATCAGTCAGAAAACACTGCTTGATCAGCTCGCTCAAGGTGAAGTGCTTGGTGATGACTTCGACGTTGAGGAAGAACTTGAGGCGACACAAGCTGGCGGCCTAATTGAAATGGGCGGTCCTGAAGCCATTGGCGCCGAAGATGTTGTTGGCGAGGAAATTCCTGCTGACGGACAATGACGCAATCAGGCGTAACGCCACGGCTGCTGAATGTTGAGCAATTTAAGCGGCGGATTGACCCCAATCAACCCATTGCCAACATTTACCGAAACGCGATTGATCTCAATCGTTTCAGCAATGCTGTCGCCAAGCAGATTATTCGCGATTACAACAACATCATCCTTAGTGCCGTCGATGACCTGAAGCGCATTGATTTTGGTCAAGCTACTGCCGGTGCCGGTATCGTCAGCCCGCAATCAGTACAAGCGCAACGGCTGCGTGTAATCCTTGCTCAACTCAAGGAATCACTTGATGGCTGGGCAGGGCGCAGCACCTTGTATTTGACCGGTGAATTGCAGGGCATTGCCGAGCTGCAAACTGAATTTGTGACGGAGCAGTTAAAGCTTGCGATTGAAGGCGGCCGTGTTGGTGCTCGCGGTATTGAGCCAAGTGTCGTCGCTGAGCAGGCTGTCCGCACTGTTGAAGTAGCGCCTAATTTCGCGGCCAGTGTCGCCACGGTTGATCCGACTGATTTGAATTTCACGCTGCCAGGCACAGGTCAATTCAACCTGACCGCCGCTCAAGGCACTGCCATCACCTTGCCGAATGGTGAGGTGGTCAACAAGGCGTTTCGTGGTTTAGCCGAATCGCAAGCGCAACGTTTCAATGCTGTTGTTCGCACTGGCATCTTGACCGGTGAGCCAACACCGCAGATTGCACGGCGCTTGATTGGTCGGTTGGATTTCGGCGAGCTTGCCAAAACGGCACGGCAGCAAGCACTGGCCGGTGGTGAACTAACCAAAATGGCTAACCATCAGGTATTGACTTTGGTGCGTACCAGCGTCAATCAGGTCAACAATGCCGCGAGCCAACAGGTCTACAAGGCAAATGAAGACGTAACGCAGAAGTACAAATACTTAGCCACATTGGATAGCCGCACCTCGGCCATCTGCCGCAGCCTTGATGGCAAAATCTTTGAATACGGCAAAGGCCCTGAACCGCCGGTGCATTTCAACTGCCGCAGCACCACCATCGCGGTGATTGATTACAAAGCGCTTGGTCTCCAGCCACCCGAAGAGGTGCTGGAAACACGCGGCACAAGACGTTCGGAAGGTGGCGGCGCTTCTGCTGAAACCAACTACGGCCAGTGGTTGATGGGCAAATCGCGTGAATACCAAAAAGATGTATTCCGCAGCGAAACCCGTGCTGCCTATTTCAGGAAGCTATCGCGTGAATACGGCCCGCAGCAAGCCTTGTCGCGCATGGTGCGTGAAGACGGCAGCGAGGTGACACTGAAGCAACTGCAGGAAAGTTACGGCAAGGTTCGGCCCGCCTAAGCTGACCTTATTCGCCTTGTCGTGATGCCACTCAAGAAAGGCCGAAGCAAAAAGGTCATTCAAGAAAACATCCGGCGTGAAATTAGCGCAGGTCGTGACCCCAAGCAGGCCGCGGCTATCGCCTACAGCAAAGCCGGCAAATCCCGCAAACCTCGCAAGAAAAAGTGATGGCCATTGGCATCGGTTCCCGCGTTAGCTGGGTTTATCAAGGCACTCGCACCTATGGCACGGTGGTCGGTAAGGAAGGAAAGCGTGGCACCGTTCGCACTTCCAGCGGCGGTTCTGTTACTCGCGTCGGCAGTGATGCTGATCCAGTGCTCAGGATTAAATCGGAATCTACCGGCAATCCAGTTCTTAAAAAGCGATCAGAATTGAAAGCGGCACCTAAGAAAAAATGAAAGGCCGCATCTGGGAAGGCAGCTGCACTTACCTCAAGTGCTCCGATGGTTTGATTGAAGGTCGTTTTATGTTCCCGGTGC